CTTCATAAGACGACGAAGTTCCTGAATAATGAGCCAAACCTTTTCAGCATCCTTTTCGGTTGTATCCTTGAAGGTCTTGCCCTGGCCGAGATATTCAGCGATAATTTTAGAAATCTGCATACGATTTGCTGGATCTTTTTCCATCAATCCACCAAATAATGTTTCAGCTTCTTTCTTCATATCTGCCAGTGGCGGAATTTGCTCTTTCTTTTCGATATAGTTATTTTCACGTTCATCAGTTACTAGTTTGCCGTCATGCTCGGCTGCCTCTTTATCAATAGCCTCACCTATTGCTTTCACAAGATTTTCATAAGTGAACACAATATAATCAGGCATATACTTGAAACGAGAACCGGCAACATAGCGAGGTGTTTCACGAAGATAAAGACGTGTTTCAATAGTACCATCTTCATTCTTATAAGGACGACTAAGTCCAATAATATCACAAGTTCTTTCGCAGATCAAACGACCACGTTTATCCAGAGTAGGCTCCATACGAGTATATTCATTGCCCTGTTCATCTTTCTCAACACGGTCAGTGCTATGAGAAATCAAAACCAAACCATATCCAAGCTGGATGATCTTACGAATACAAGAGTCAAATTCATCATGCACAAGGCTATAACCCTTACCATAGGGGATATCGCCAATAGTATCTACATTATTGTCATCGCAGATATATTTTTCACAATAATCATATGCAATATCTGCGGTGTCAATAATTACGGTCTGGAACTGCTTTTTCGTTTCCTCATCCTTCAATTCAATAAGAAGTTTACGGAATTCGCCCCAGCTGTTCACAGGAGTTGCCATAATGCCAGGGATAGCAGAGTAGCCCTTTTCGAAGGCGAACACAACCGCGCCCGGAAAATGGGACGCGATTGTGGTCTTGCCACTCTTAGGAGTGCCATAGAATAGCACACTATATCCACGAAGGTCACGGCTTACTACATGGGGCTTAATGCTTGACAAAATTCCCATATGTCGTGCCCTCCTTTAATTAAAAGTTATAACCAGTTGTTTCAGAAGAAACCGCAGACGCACTACCGCTGCCCTTATTCGCCTGCCACTCTTCCTGACGCTTCTTCATAGACGCCAGATAAAGTTCACGATCGCTCATGGCCTGGCTCATTTCAGCCGCCGTGATCGTTTCTTCATCATCCCACTCGTAAGGAGACTTACTCGCACCGCTAATTACATACTCACGAGTCGTGGTCTGACGCTCACGAACTTCATCCTCACCAAATGCAGACTCAGTAACAGTCTTGGTTACAACAGTCTGACTAAGCTGACGGCCCCACACACAAGTGAATACCGGATGCTTAGGACTTGCTTCAAGACCGCTGAAGTAGTTCATACCGCCCTTGCTACGAACCACAAATTCGACAGGGAGCAATGCCTTACGGAAATCGAATACACAACCACGAACACGGACATATGCATCCATATTCTTTTCGGGATCAGCTTCAACATCCTTAACGCTGGTGATAACCACATCAGCTTTAAAGGTATTGCGCTGCTTTTCATCCTCATTAATAGAGGTTACAATATGAATGAAACCGCCTTCATTGCGCATAATAGACACAGGCTTTTCATCCGTTACTTCACGATACCACTCAAGCAGGTTGATCGTGCTATCACAACGAACCTTAATTGCCTTATCAGCTCCAACATTCAGAACCGTAGGATTCTCGTTGATAATCTTCTCCAGCGCCGCGAAAGAAGCATTCGCATTGCCCTTGGCGGTGGTTGCAGTTACATAAGTATAATGGATCTGGACAACATTCTCCATCTTATCATCAGTTGCAACACTGATAGTACCTGCGATGAATTCAGTGCCAGGATTCTTGGACTGTGCGCCAGTAATTTTCTTCTCAAGCTTATGGTCGTAAAGCAGACCCTCAATATGCGTTTCGTTAATAAAATTCTTTTTCATTACTCATTTTCTCCTTCAAATTCTACATTTTTACCTTTTTCTGTGATAGTATATACTACGGGGTCTTTACCAACCTTTTCTACATAACCATCAGAAACAAGTTTTCTCATGGCTCCAGATACTGCTTTAGATGTAATTCCCATACCTTCTGCAATATCTCTTGCCTTATACATCTGAGCTGGCTGTCCCTGCAAATATGCGAGGATATTTCTACCATTCTCAGTAAATGCCGGTTTTTCTACTGCACCATTATCACTTAGTGCATTGATATATGCCTGAACATTTTCTGGCACTTCAACATCACCAGCGACTTCATGCGTTAAATAATTCCAAAATTCCAAAAATTCTTGCTGTTTTGTCATGCGCACTTATCCTTTCCTCATTTTCTATATATATTATATCAAAATTTTTGAGAAAAGTCAATT